CCATTTCTTGAATGGATCAATCATTGAGTTCAAGTCTTACGAGAATGAACAGGATGCAAAGTCTGGGAAGCGTGATTTTAGTTTCTTTAATGAGGTAAATGGTATTCCTTACGAGGTTTTCGAAGCGATCTATTCACGGACAAAAGTTCATACTTGGGTTGACTTCAATCCTTCTTCTACTTTCTGGCTCACGGATAGAAGGTTTGAATCTCGTGTAGGCGTTCGAACAATTAAATCAACTTATGAGCACAATCCGTTTCTTGATGAATCGCTTGTGAAAAAGATTCAAGCTTACGAGCCTACTGCAGAGAACATAGAGTCTGGAACAGCTAACGAATACAGATGGAAAGTTTACGGTCTTGGTGAATACGCTCCGCTTGAAGGTGCTATCTTTAACAGATGGAAGAGAGGAACTTTTGATGAGTCTCTGCCTTATGGCTTTGGATTGGACTGGGGTACACGAGACCCTTTTGCATTGATGAAAGTAGCAATCGACTCAAAGAAGCGAATTATTTACGTCAAGCAGATATGCTATCAAGAAGGACTTGCAATGTCTAACATCAAAAAGATAATGGCTCGAAATGTCACTGATGAGTTGGTTGTAGCTGATTCAGCAGATCTTAGAGGGCGTATTGATTTAATGGAAGACGGATACAATATTTTCCCAGCTCACAAGCAAGGAATTGGAGGCATTGTTTCTCGTATTCGTGCAATCATGGACTACCTCATCATAATTGAAGACTCACCTGATGTAGAGCGTGAGTTGATTAATTATGTTTGGATTGATAAGCGTGGAGAAATACCGATTGACAAGTTTAACCATGCTCTCGATGCGATGGCTTACTATTTTACTCACATTCGTTTACAAGGAATTACTTAATTTTGCAACATGGTCTCATCATTTAGAAGCTTCCTTAGAGAACTTCGACACCCTTCCAAAAAATTTGAATCATTTTTTTATGAGATAGGCAAGCCGTTTGGATTCAATCGAGTCTCGAACAGCGAAGCAATCAATCAAGGCTTTCTTTCAAATTCAGAATTTTTCTCGATAGTCGACAAGATTGCAAAAGATTGCTCTGCCGTTCCCATTCAAGTTCTTCGAAACGATGAAGAAATTGAAGAAGGTGAATTGTATCAAGCTATCAACTTTCCAAACTTGGAGCAGAGCAGACAGCAACTTTGGTATGAAATTTTTGTCTACTTGCTTTCAACTGGAGACTCTTTCATTTGGAGAGAAAAAGAATCGCTTGGATTTGTTTCTACCTCCATGAAGACTCTTCCTTGCCAGAATGTGGAAGTAGTCAAAAGCAAAGAGGACTCAATCCTTGCGAAAGTAGAAAAATACAAATTTGAATACGGACAAGAAAGAGTGGACATCCTCCCAGAGGAAATGATTCACTTGAGATACTTCGATCCAAGTTCAATAGGAAGAGCATTAAATGACGGATTGTCTCCTATGCAAGCTGGAGCTGCTGTCTTGCTTGCTTCGAATAATCTTCAGATCGCAGAAGCTTCAATCTTCGAGAATCGAGGTACAAGCGCAATCATCTCGGCTGGAAAAGCTGAGATTCCCATGATGCCAAAAGATCAAAAGAATATTGACAAGGGTTTAAATAATAGAATGGGAGGAGCGCACAGGGCAAACAGTGTTATCACAACTAGCGGTGATATTAAAGTCCATCAGCTTGGAATGTCTTCTTCTGATATGAAGCTGCTTGAAAGCAAGATGGAACACCTTCGCCAGATTTGTAGATTGTTTGGTACTCCTTCAATTCTTTACGGAGATCCTAAAGCAAGCACCTACAACAACATGAAAGAGGCTATGAAAGCTCACTACTCTGGAGCTGTTCTCCCTAATGTTGAGCTTCTTTTGAGTACACTTAACAGAACTCTTGTTCGAGAAATAAACGAAAGAAGCACAGCAACTTTCAGTTTGAAGATTAATAAGAAAGAGATTGAAGCTCTAAATCCTTCACAAGAAGAGATTCATAATCAGATTCGTCAAGACGTAGAAAAGAGAATTTTAACTCCTAATGAAGCTCGTGAAATGATTTACAATCTTGAAGAAATTGAAGGAGGAGAGCAGTTAAATCCATTAAAAACATCAAATTCTAATATCGATGGAAATTAAGAAAACAGGAAACCAATACAAAGAGAAGACTCTTTCAGTTCCTCTAGGTATGGAATTGAAAGCTGAAGGCGATAGCCGTTCGGTAAAAGGATATTTCTCTGCCTTCAACGTGATTGATTCAGATGGAGACATGATCATGCCTGGAGCTTTTACTAAGTCAATTAACGATCGAGGCCCATTAAGTTCTGGAAATCGAAAGATTGCTCATCTTGCTTTTCACGATACTCGCAGGCCAGTTGGAACAATCACAGAGCTGAAAGAAGATGAGAAAGGTTTGTACTTTGAATCAACTATTGGAACTCATTCAGAAGGCGAAAACGCTTGGAAGATGTATAAGGAAGGCGTGATTCGTGAACACTCTATCGGGTTTCGCTACTTATGGGACAAAGCAGAATTTGTATCTGTCGAAGAAAGTAAGATTGAGGCTTTGCTTGCCGCCTATCCAGGTAGTGATGTTGAAGCAATCAAAACTCATGGAGGCTACTACAAGCTCAATGAGGTAAAGTTGTATGAAGGCTCTTTTGTAACCTTCGGAGCGAATCCAGAAACTCCAAACGAAACAAAATCTGAGGAAGAAGTCAAGCAAATACTTGACGAATTAGAAGAGAAGTCAAGCCTCTTTTTATCAGATTTGAAAAAAATAACTAGTGCAGATCCTGTGAAAGAACAAGAATTTTTACAACTTTTGCATAGTTATAAGTCACTCGCACTTCGAAAGCCGTCTTTAAAAGACACTCAAAAAGAGCAAGCCGACGAACCGAAATCAACATTTTTATCATTTATCAAATAATTTCAAAGTGAAAAAGAAATTCGAAACTTTCCTAACGGAAAAAGGAATCACTTCTGAGGAGTTCGGTAAAAAGTCGGCTGACGAACAGTCTGAACTTTGGGCTGACTTCATCGAAGTGCAAATCAAAGCTCAAAGCGAGCTTGTAGAAAAGAAAGCCTCAAAAGAGGAGATCGCAGAACTCATCCGTGAAAAAGATGAAGCTCGTGCTGAAGAGATGAAAGCCATCAAAGCAGCTATGAAGGAGCAAGGTGAAGCAATGAAGTCAATGAGCGTGAAGCTTGTTTCTTCTAGTGCAAATCCAAAATCAGAAATTGAAGTGGCTATCGAAGAGAAAGCTGAAAGCTTCAAGAAAGAGATTGGCGAGAAAAAAGGCTCAGTTGAGTTTGAAATCAAAACCGATGTGACTGCTTCTTCAATTACCAACAGCACAGGAGCATTGCGCTTGGATTCAATTGGTCAACTTGCTCACTCGAAGCTTACCCTTCGTGACTTGTTTACCGTGATTCCAGTAGGAGCAGATTCAAATGGAGTGATTCGTTACTCTGACTGGGATGCTGCTACTACTGCTAGAGCTGCAACTATGGTAGCTGAAGGCACTGCTTTTCCAGAATCAACAGCTGCATGGGAAGAGTTTACTCTTGAGCTTAAGAAAATCGGTGACACTATTCCTGTAAGTGAGGAAACTATTTACGATCGTCAGCGTTTCGCTAGAGAAATAAACCAATTCTTGAGCGTAAACATTGCTATTGTAGAAGATAACCAACTTGCTATGGGTGGCGGTGGTGCTGATATGGATGGCTTATATCCAACAGCTCCAACTTATACAGCAGCAGCTTCTGGAATTGCAAGTCCATCAACTTACGATCTAATTGTGAAAATGCGTGAGGCTATCATGGGAGCTTATGGCTCTAAGTATTCTCCAAACTTTGCAATGATGAACATTTCAGAAATCACTTCAATGCAATTAACAAAGGACGCTAATGACAACTATGTCATGCCTCCTTTTGCAGATGACCAAGGAAATGTAATCATGAACATGGTTGTGATTGAAAATTCAAACATTGCCAACAATACTTGTGTAATTGGTGACAGCCGCTACGGAGCTATCTACGAAGTAGAGGGAACAACTATCATGACAGGTTATGTTGGAACTGATTTTGGTAAGGACTTAGTGACGTTGAAAGGCCGCAAGCGCGAGGCTTTACTTCTTCGCAATGTTGACCAGACTGGTTTCCTTAAGTGTACTGATATTGCAGCCGCTAAGGTTACTCTAGCAACATAATATGAAGCCGCGAAACAAGGTTGAAATTGAGTTCACCGAAGATTTCGCAACCAAGAAAAAAGGAGAGCGAGCTGAATATGAACTTCAGCTTGCTTCTTCTTTAGTAAAGCGCTTGAAGGTTGCTAAGTATTTCGTTGAAGTAAAAAAACCAAAAGCAAAGGCAAAGCCAAAGGTAAAGCCAGAAAGCTAAAATCTAAGATTCAAAAGGAAGGCTTGACTGAGAAATCAGTTGAGCTTTTTTTATGTAATTTTGTTGCATGGCTCAGATACTATCAACAACAGATTTCTTAAATGGAGATCTAAAACTCGCACAAGATCAAAACACAAAAGCTGCCATCGCTTCAATACTATCTCCAGAGAAAGAGCTTCACTATTTGAAACAAATTTTTGGGTCTACCCTTGGTCAGAACTTAATTGATGATCTTGCTGGTGATCCGCTTGTACCTGCTTCAGCTAAGTGGCTTGATATTTTCACTCCTTTTGACTTTGACAACAATAACCGTAATTGGTATTGTGAGGGGATTAAAAGAGCTTTGATGTATCTTTTCTACTTAGAGGTAACAACGGGCCAGCCAGTAAGAAATTTCTCTTCAGGTAGTCACGGAGTAAATCAATCAGCAGTTTCGGCTCAAGGAATTAACAAACTTGAAATCGTTTTATACAATAGAGGAGTTGAAGCGATATGCTTGCTGCAAGCTTTTGTTTTGTCTGACTCTGTAACTTATCCTGATTTTAAAGGAATAGAGTTCGAATATCAAAGTCCAATTTAGTATGCTACAAGTATCAACACTGCTTCGAGAGGTTATTGCTTCAATGTCAGTGACCTTGAAAATTGATTCAGTTGAAGCTTCTGGCTCAAACTGGAAAGTATATTGTTCTAATACTCAATATTTAAACACGCTCTCTGAGCTTGAAATTGGTAGCGTTCAATATGTTGTTGAAAGCTTTGTTCAAGACGAATACTTAATTCTTGAAGGAGCAGTCCAACCGACTACAGGTATTTTTGCTCTAAGGAATCCTACTTTCAAACATGGCAAATATCAAGCTGTTTTAACAGAACTTTCAGATCCTCAAGACTTGGACATCATGCCTTTGATCTGGATGCTTGAAAACCAGCAACGGACACGGCCTTCAGATTTGGACAGTAAAATTGAAAGCGAAGGTCAAGTCAGGCTTTTCTTTGCGAATACAGATGACTGGTCGAGAGACACAGAACAGATGTATGAAGAGATTGTAAATCCTGTCCTGACTCTTGTTAATTTATTTCTTGTAGAACTAGAAGCGAATAAAAGGACTGGTGATTTTGGTGTTATTGAAACGACAAACCATGCAAAGCTTACTATCGGAGGTGGCGATTTAGGAGGCAATGAAGCTCAAGGAATCTTTCAGAGAACGCTTTCAGGAATTGAGGTGACTATTAATCTTCCTATCATGGTTGATTTTGATTGCTCTGATACTGCATCAACTCGTGTATGTCCTCAAGTGTTTATCCTAGACAGTAACGGCAATCTGATTACAATGGTTGACGCAGGCTCTTCTTACACTGTTAGCGGTGGTGGCGGTAGTGGCTTTGTTGAGAACTCAGATTCAAGCTATACTAATACAGTAGCAAGTGGAGCTACTTTGGTTCTGCCTGATATTACAGTTACAGATTCACATGGTTCGACTTCTTCTGTACCTAGTGTTCAAGACGTAGTTTGTTCACCAGCATCAGACGCAACAGTAGAAAATAGCGACACTAGTTATTCAAACACAGTAGCAAGTGGAGGTACTTTAGTACTGCCAGACATTAATGTGACAGATAGCGATGGCTCTATTTCAAGCGTTCCTAGTGTTAAAGATGTAGTTTGTTCACCTGCAGCAGATGCTACGGTAGAAAATTCCGACAGTAGTTATACAAATACTGTTGCAAGTGGAGGTACTTTAGTCTTGCCTGATATTACAGTTACAGATTCGGATGGTTCAACGTCTTCTGTACCTAGTGTCCAAAACGTACTTTGCACACCTTCAGCAGATGCTACGGTAGAAAATTCCGACAGTAGCTACACCAATACTGTGGCAAGTGGAGGAACGCTTACGCTTCCTGACATTACAGTCACAGACAGCGATGGGAGTACGTTTACTCAGGCTTCTGTTGTAAATGTCGTTTGTAGTTTATCGGCAGATGGCACTGTCAATGTAAATAGTGTATTTTTCGACAATGTAGCTTCGGGCGCAACCTTAAACATTCAGGTAAGGCAATCAAGTGGAAGCACATTAATAGGTTCAAAACAAGGTGCGCATTTTAGAATCCCCGACAGCGTTATTACTTTAGACAATACGGACGGGTCTACATTATCTACTACAAACGTCTTAGCTACTGATGCATCAACTATTACTGCTCCTGATGCTACTGCTGTGATTAAAAACACTTTAAACGCAGTTCTGAAGTCTGAGTTAATTCCTAGCAATGTGAGCGAGGATATTATCATTGCAGATGCAACCATTAACATTAACCAGAGTGACGGTACTTTAATTGCAAGCGCAACCGTAACAGCAGAGGGTTCAGGAGTTTACAATGTCGCTGATTCAACTGTCAATGTGGTTAATACTCTTGGCTCAGTTTTATCAAGTAACTCAGTAAAAGCCACAGTCACTGACACGGTTCTAGCGCCTGATGCAAATGTCGAAAACTCAGACAACAGTTACACAAACACTGTTGCAAGTGGTGGCACGTTAGTGTTGCCAGATATTCAATTGACTGTGAATGGTTCGGTAGTAGGGTCTTATCCTGCTGCTGTGAACATAAGCGCAAGCGCGACATCTGCTACAGAAGTAGACATCTCAGGCGATAACCTTACAGAGTCAGGCGGCTCTGTTAGTGCTATTCAAGATCAAGGGCCAATAGGAAACGACCTCTATCAAACATCAGGGTCTTTGCAGCCAAGCTACACGGCTTCAGATGCTGCCTACAATAACCAACCTACCTTCAGCCTTAACTCAGATTATCTATTCTTTACCTACCCAATGAGAGTATTTTACGAAACAGGCTTCAACTTTTGGTTTGTAGGGAATGCAGCATCAGGCCAAAAAGTTGACCTTTTAGGTGGGTCAGCTAAGAGTGGCGATAGTAGGTCGATTGGTTGGTTTGACGACTTAGGTTATGTTCGCTATCAAAATGACGTTTACTCAAGCGGCTCTGATCCACTTTTAAACGATAGCGCACTAGACACACCTGCGGTGTATTGCTTTAGAGTAACAAACGGCTCAAGCGGTACTATTACATTATACCGAAATGGCGTTGCGTTAGATACGGAAAACAAATCTAGTTACTCAGCACAAGGGGGTGTTGCGTTTAGATGTCTTGGTACATTTATAGGTATTGTCCGTTCTCAAGGTACTATCGCAGCATTTAAGGTTGTAAATGAGGATAGTTCAGTAGCTGACCTAAATACTCAAGGTGCAGCGTATGGTACTAAGTACAATTTCACACAAACAACTATTGTCTAATGCAAGTATTTGAAACATTATCCTTCCAAGAAGATATAGACGCTATTGACTTACACCTTTTCGGAACTATTGACCAAGACACTTGGCAGGGTGAGCCGATAGAGTTTGAAGGAAAGAAATACATAAAGTTTAAACCGATACTCAACGAGTGGCTCAATGGTAGAGCGACAACACAAATTGAAATACCAACAAACGATGAGTAGTTGTTCAACAAAAGAGTTAACTTTTAAAGCTGTACGCATTTAAGAGTAGCGTATAGAAGAAAATGCTTAAATTTGTAAAAATCTAAAAACAATCTCAATGAAAACTTGTCTTTGCGATTTGACCTTCTTGAACACAGGACGGCCATCTTGTATGCCGATGCAAGATGCGGCACGAAAATTAATCCTTGTTCCATTAGCTCAAGCAGATGGCACATTGAATAGAATAACTTTAGCTGATACGTTTAATAAAGCTTATGTCGACGCAGCTATCAACAACGCAGATCCTTATCAGCGTTGGTATCCAATAGGAAATCTTTTGAATGTCGAGGACGTTCGTGGAGATGATGTCGTTGAGACATTTGAAGACGGATCTTCAGCGAAGGTTCAAGATGCAACTGGAACTTTTACTGGTATGATTATCAACCAGACTCCTGATTTTCTTCGCAAAATCGTTTCTTGGGGTTGTACGACTTTTGGAGTGTATGTTGTTGACAAGCAAGGAAACTTGATTGGAGACACTGTCACAGATCCTCTCTTTATGTCTCCTCTTCCAATTAACTCAGCTACTTGGAGTCCTAAGTACATCAAGACAACTGACACCACTGTTCCAAAAGTTATGCTAAGCTTTGAATGGAGACAAGATTTTACCGATGATCAACTCGGTATGGTTCTTGCTTCTGAGTTCTCAGGTGTTGATTTGCTTGACATTGCTGGTTTGGTTGACTTGTACGGAGCTGTTTCAAACGAAGCGACTACAGGATTTACAATGACAATTACAACCGACTACGGATCTGCGAAGACTCGTGCAAAGGTGAGTGGATTAAATGCTGCTGATTTCGATTTGAATGAAGTTACGCCTACTCCAGGTGCAGAGCCTTTCACAGTTGTAGAGTCTTCTGATGGAGTTTACGACTTCACAATCACAACTCCAGCTTCTTCAACAGAAACATTTGCTTTAGGAATTGATGCAGCCACTTTAGGATATGACGATACCTACCTTGTTAGCGAGACAATCGTAATTCCTTAATCATGGCCAAAGCTTCACACTACCAAGTTGATCGAATACACATTTCTTTGAAAGCTTATTCTTCAAAGCAGAAAAAGAAATTTGTCAAATTCTTGGCTCTTAATGGAGTTAGGAAAGGCTTCGATGATCACTGGGAGTCGTACAAGAAGCTTAAATAAGTTCTAAAAAAAAAAAGAAAGACTCAGAATAAATTTCGAGTTTTTTTTTTCTTTTACAACACCA